TACTTGGTGTTCCTGAAAGTGAGATAAAGAGACTACAGATTGAAAGTATCCGAGAAAAAGAATTATCAGAAGGTCCGTGGGTGTTTAAATCAAAAACTCAAACTACAAGAATACCATCATTTCCTGGAATGGAGTTACCTGAAAATTCCGAAACATTGGATGATATACTAAATAAAGATACCCCACCTGAAGGTGCGATTATGGCGGCAAAATATCTACTTGATAGAGGTGTTTATGATTTTGTTGATACATATTGGAGTAGTTCGTTTGGATTTAAAAATCGAATCATATTTCCATTCACACAAGGTGATAGAATTGTAGGTTACACAGGCAGAGACTTTACAGGCAAATCAGAGTCTAAGTATATGACGAAGCAACCAAAGAATTTTTTATACAATTCTGATAAGATTAGAGAAGATAAAGAATATCTGATTGTAGTTGAAGGAACAATAGATGCGGCAGTCTTAGACTGTGTTGCAATAATGAGCAACGAAGCATCACAGAATCAGATTGATTACATTAATCAGTTCAAAGGGGAAGTTATCGTATGTCCTGACAGAGATAACGCTGGTAAGAAGTTGATATATCAGGCACAAGAAAATGGTTGGAGTGTTTCATTTCCAACTTGGCAAGAACATATTAAAGATGCGGCAGATTCAGTAAAAGAGTACGGAAAATTATATACTCTGAAATCGATTATTGATGGTCGTATAAGTAACAGTACAAAAATAAGTGTAAAAACACGCATAATGTAAAGCAGGAGCATTAATACAATATGAAAAATAAAGAAATAAAAATTAACGTGATACCAGAGCCAAAAGAAGCGCCGACACCACCACCGATGCCTCCTATGCCACAGCCACCAACTCCACCAAAACAACCTGGAGAATTCTTAAGAGAAAATGGTGTGTTACATATGGACAAAGAATTTAACCAAGATAACTGTATGCCATTAGTAAAAATGATAATGGAATATAATTTGATGCCCACAGATAAGGCACCAGAAATTATTCATTTATATATCAACTCTCCTGGTGGTTACGTAGATAGTTGTATGCATCTTATTGATGTTATTAAACAATCTCGTATTCCAGTTTACACATACGGAATGGGGTCAATTGCATCCTGTGGTGTTATGCTTATGATGTCTGGTGTAAAAGGGCATAGATATCTGACACAGAATACGGCAGTTATGTCACATGAATTTAGTGGTGGAACTCAAGGCCAGTACCATGATATGTTAGATGCACATGCTCACATGGAATGGACAAATCAAAAATTGATGGAACATTATATCAAATGTACTGGAAAGAAAGAGAATTACATTCGTAAGCACTTATTGGCACCAAAGACAGACCATTGGCTAACTCCTGAAGAAGCAGTTAAGCATGGGATTGCAGACCAACTTATAGAAACATATTAACTTTCTATTGACAAATGAATCAGTATATCGTATAATAATATTTAACATCATTAATAGGAAATAAATGTCAGAAGTAAAAAACTACTCTCCGGACTTGCAGAAGTTGTTTGTTCAATTTATGTTGACAGACCCACAGTTGTTTACTAGGGTAATGGGCATCATTGATGAACGCCACTTTGATAGACCTAACCGTGATATTGTGGGTTACCTAGTTAATTATTCTGAAGAATATTCTACTATGCCATCTGTTGAACAGATTAAAGCAGAGACAGGTCAAGAGATAGAATTACTAGAAGACATAGCAAAGCATAGTGATTGGTTTGTTGATGAGTTTGAAACATTCTGTAGACACAAAGCAATTGAACGAGCAATCGTTAATAGTGCTGATTTACTTGAAGAAGGTAAATATGGTGAAGTAGAAACAACTATCAAAGAAGCAGTTCAGATTGGACTAGCAAGGTCTTTAGGTACTGATTATTTCCATGACCCTAGAAAAAGACTTGAAGTTCTAAAAGATAACAACGGACAAATCACTACAGGTTGGAAAGACTTAGATGATAAACTTTACGGCGGTATTAATCGAGGTGAAGTAACTATCTTTGCTGGTGGTTCTGGTTCAGGTAAATCTTTGTTCATGCAGAATATGTCATTGAATTGGGCAGAAGCAGGTATGAATGTTGTCTATCTTACTTTAGAATTGTCAGAAGAATTATCTGCAATGCGTATCGATGCAATGGCAACAGATAAGAGTACTAGACGTATCTTTAAAGAACTAGATGATGTTGAGTTGAAAGTGAAGACTATCGGTAAGAAATCTGGTATGCTTAGAATTAAGTATATGTCTTCAGGTTCGACAATCAATGATGTCCGTGCTTATCTAAAAGAACTTCAAATCGTTACAGGAAAAAATGTAGATTGTATTTGTATTGATTACTTAGACCTATTGATGCCGGCAACGAAGAAAGTTAATCCAGGTGATTTGTTTATCAAAGACAAGTACGTCACAGAAGAAATTCGTAACTTTGCAATGGAATCTGAAACAGTTGTAGTAACTGCATCTCAGTTAAATCGTTCAGCAGTAGAAGAGGTCGAATTTGACCATTCTCACATTGCTGGTGGTATCTCTAAAATTCAAACTGCTGATAATGTTATTGGCATCTTTACTAGTAACGCAATGAGAGAACGTGGCCAATATCAATTACAATTATTGAAGACAAGAAGTTCTAGTGGTGTTGGTTCTAAGATAAATCTAGTATTTGACAGAGATAGTTTACGAATTAGTAATTCAGACTTAGAAGACGATGATTTAGCAGTTGGTTCAAATGATTCACAAACTGCTAAAATAATGGATAAATTAAAGAATTCAACTACAGTAACAAAGAATGACACAGATTCTGCTATTCCACCAGAGAAAACAGAGTCGGCAATGAGTCTCCGAGCAATGGTTAAGTCTAAAAAGGCTAGTCCATTTGATGATAATTGATAAATACTGGTAGGAGAATTATTTTATGACTAGTAAGAAACCACGTAGAAGTCTGTTCGAAGAGTTAAACTCTATGGCGATTTCTAAAAATGAACCAGAGAGATTTGTCGAACAAAAAGGCGAACATATCATTTCTGGCGCAATTAATTTAATTGAATTCATTCACCGTGAATTCGATGATGATATTGCTGTGGACTTAACAAAACGTCTTGTTAATAGCATTCGTACTGGCGACATGAGAAAATTCAAAAGAGGAATAACTCATGCGAAACGAAAAGATGAATCTTAAGCAACAACTAGAAGAGTTGAAAGTCTTAGCAGGTATCTATAAGCCATACCAAATGGAAGATAGTACGCAAGAGAATATTTCCTATACGGGTACTGAAAAATCTAAGTATCAAAAGAAACATAAAGTAGAACCAGGAACAAAAGAGTGGTTCAAGTTATGGTTTTCAAAACCTTATATGACAGGTGAAAACCCATACGGGAAGAAATGATATGAAAGTTAGAGACATATTAGGCGCAGGCTTAGAAAGAAGATTTAGAGGTCCAAGAAAGCCTCGTCATAAACAAATTGGTTTTCATCAGAAGATGAAGAAACTTCTGGACAAAGCACTTAATGAAGAAGGTGCTAGAATTCAGCATTTAGAAGACTTAATTATCTGGGATGGTTCAGTCGGTGGTCAAAAAGCAATTGCAAAACTGCATCAAGTAGAAACTTCTCCAAAATCAATAAGCATTAAATGGGATGGCTCACCAGCCGTTATCTTTGGTCGCAATGAGAATGGTGAATTTGTTCTTACAGACAAAAGTGGATTTGGTGCTAAAGGTTATAATGGCAGAGTAACAAGTGCAGATGCGTTAGGCGATATGTTTAACAATCGTAAAATGAGAGACCCGTCACCCGAGAAAGTAGCAGACAAAGAAGCGTTTGTTAATAATATGAAAACTATATGGGATAAAGTAGAAAGCGTTATACCTGCGGATTTCAGAGGATACTTACACGGTGACTTGTTATGGTTCTCAACTCCACAATCAAAAGACGGCAGACTTATATTCAAGCCAAACACAACAACATATTCAGTAGATGCTAAAAGTGATATCGGTAAAAAGATAATCAACTTTGATGTAGGTATTGTAGTTCATGTAGTGATTGACTTAGATGGTAACAAAAGCAATGTAGATATGGGTAAACTTCAAGCAGGCAAAACATGGATTATGCCTCCAGTATATGTTACTAAATCTCCTGGTGTTGACTTGCCAGAAGTAGACAGATTAGAAAGTTATCTAAAATCAAATGCAAATGCAATTGATAAGTTACTAGCAGTTCCAGCCGAATTAAAAATGGCAGACTTTGGTAACATTCTTTACACTTATATCAATAATAGTGTAAAAGCAGGCAACCTAGATAAACTAGGAAAGAATTTCAGTGAATGGGTAGACACATCAAAACTAAGTGGACCTAAGAAAGAACGAGTAGTTCAGTGGGTAGAACAAAATAGTGGTGGCTTTGAAGCAATCTTCCAATTCATTAATGGTGTTATGACCACAAAGAACAAAATTATTAAAACTTTAGATTCTCAACCAGCAGATATCGAAGCCAGTACAAATGGCGAAAGAGGTGGAGAAGGCTATGTAATAGATAAAGATGTGAAACTGGTAAATAGAGCAGGGTTCACAGCGGCAAACATGAGGCAAGAGAGATAATTTTTTAACTACTAATAATAAGACCATGGGAAAAAGAGCAGTACCACACGTAAAAACACCAAAAAGAGGACAGAGAGCAACTAAGAAGAATCTGTCACACTCAACATTCGTATCAAAAAGGCACCCTAACAGCAAACGTGTCACAAGTGGTGCAGTCACATAAGATAAATACATGTGATATGTAAGAAAAGGAAGAAGTGATGTACAGCAAAGAGTGTAAATTGCATTTAGACGAAGCAAAGATGACACGATGGCAACATTTCAGACATGCACTTAGTATTGCTTGGAATTTAAAAAAGGCGGCAGGTGCAGTATTCATTCATGCATTTGCGCCAAGATATTTCAAATCATACGCAAGTGAAACATGTGACAGGATTGCGAAAGAGAACAAAAAATGAGTAAATTAAAACTTGTAAATACTTTATCAGAAAGTAGATTATTCAGAACAAAACAAATGGCTGGCAGTGTCAAAATTGATGATGCCGCAGAATTAGTTTTTGTTCATTTACTTATATTGAATATCTTTAATAAAGATTATGACTTCTCTCCGTTGGCCGGTGATATAGCATCACGTACAATGTCTTATAGAAACTTTGATTACTTTAGAACTAATGGCACTGATATGTACATGGCTCTCAATCGTTTGATGGGCAAAGATAATGATATTGGTGATAATGAAAAAGATGAAATAGCAAAGAGTAGACTTTCATTACAGAAAGCAGACGTTTTGAGATTTCTACTTCATTTCTCTAACAATAGAAGTGATGCATCTTTTGAACAAAGATACTTACTAAGATACCAAAGAAACCTTAATATACAAGATGGATTGTTAAAATCTTTACGTAGATTAGTTGGTGATTGGGATAATCTTAATCAAAATCAAAGAGCCTTGGTAGTTACAAGATTAGTACAATATATGCGTAGAAAGGCAAGACTTGCTGAAATTATGCCTGCACTTCTAAAATTACAGAAACGTGGTAATTATATGCATAAAGATAGTGATGAGGCTAAAGATACAGTCAAAAAACTATGGGATAAACCAATAGTTCAGGCTGGCGCCGCAATTGCAGGCTATAAGGCAGTACAAGCACTAGGTAAAAGATTAGGTGCTACTACGTACACTACTGATAGAAAACTTCGTAAGTTTTAATCAAAATCCGTTAACAACGTCTTAATTATCCTCACTTTTTGATAAATAAGTGTGTAGGGTTATGAAACCCTAACAGTAAAGACTACGAGATACTATCTCAAAGTTTAAATTAACATTCTTTTAAGGAGAAATAAAATGGCTTCAAATACACTAGGTGGACAATCAAACGGTCTAGGTTCAAAAACTACAATCGTTAAATTAGCACTAACAAACATGACAGCGGCTAACTTAGGCACTATCTATGCGGCAATGGGCGCATTAGGTCACACAGTTGCTGGTTCAGGTACAGCAGACGGTTCAGCATTCGTGGCTGGTACAACTGACGTATTATTCATCGCTCTTCAAGGCGCTGACTATACAGCAGATGCTTCAGACGCCCACGGCGTAACTGGTGCGGTTACTACTATCGAAGCAGTAATTGGCTAATACCTAAACTTTTAATTAAGTGAAAAAGCCCTCTTTATGAGGGCTTTTTTTATGTCTAAAGTTATCGTTTTTAGTATTTTGTATAAATACATTTGTAAGAGATTCAACTCTTACAGATGGTTGAGATATCTTCCGACCAATCAGATGCATGAGACTTTTCCGTGCAGTCCATTGAGAATCCTTCCGATGGATAAAAAATAAAAATAAGTAAAATAAACGTTATGTATATTATTTCATGGAATGGTCCGTGGAGTAATTAATAACAATGGCTAATTATAGGAGATAATAATGGCTGATATTAAAAACTTTGGTATCCGTGGTATAGGTGCTGATGTTCAGTTCGGTAAGTCGGGCGGTCGTGTTGTATATGATTCAGGTAATTCCCTGTTCAAAGTAACAACTGATGGTTCTACTCTAGGTAACATGAATGTCGCAACTCCAACTGCGAATGACCATGCGGCAAACAAGAGTTATGTTGACTCAGTTGCTTCTGGACTTGATGTTAAACAATCAGTTCGTGCGGCTTCAACAGCAGACGTAACTCTAAGTGGACCGGGTGCAACAATTGATGGCGTAACTATGTCATCAGGTGACCGTGTTCTACTAAAAAACCAGTCGGCAGCGGCTGAAAACGGTATCTACGTATTCAACGGCAGTGCGTCAGCAATGACACGTGCTACTGATATGGACGGTGCCGCTGAATTTGTTGGTTCTTTTTTCTTTGTTGAAGAAGGTACAATAAACTCAGACCAAGGCTTTGTATGTTCAACTAACGGTACAATTACTGTTGACACAACTGCAATCGCCTTTACACAGTTCACAGGTACTGGTCAGTTAACAGCAGGTAATGGTTTATCTAAATCAGGTAACACATTTAATGCTAACGTTGACGATACATTTGTGCAAATTAATGGTTCAGATGAACTAACTTTAAAAGGTACTTCGACTACTGGTCAAGCACTTCTTTCAGACGGTTCAAATGGTGTAACATATGGTGCAGTTAACTTGACTTCTTCAAGTGCAGTTACTGGCGCTTTACCATTAGCAAACGGCGGTTTAGGTGTTGATGCATCTGATTCATCAGGCAAAACTACAGCACGTTCAAACTTAGGTTTGGGCTCAATGGCTACTCAGAACTCTGGTTCTGTTGCTATTACAGGTGGTTCAATTGATATTTCTGGTGGTACATTAACTCTAGCAGACGACCAACTATCTGGTAACGTAATTTCTGGTGGTACAATTGACTCAGCGAACCTTTCAGGTGGCGCAGGCAAGACTATCTCTGGTTTCGATGTAACAATCGCGGCTGGTAAAACATTAGACGTTGACGGTGCAGTAGATATCGATGCTTCAAGTGGTAACATGGATGGCGTTGCTATCGGTGGTACAACTTCAGCGGCTGGTACATTTACAACTATGGCTTCTGACTCAGTAGATATTAATGGTGGTGCTATTGATGGCGCAACTATTGGTGCTAACGTGGCAGCGGCAGGTACATTTACAAACGTAGATGCTACTGGTACAATCAAAACAAACACACTAGACAACTACTCTGGTACAAACATTGCAGTTTCGGCTCCAATGGATATTACTGGTGATGTTGGTGTAACTGGTTCAGTCACGGCAACAGTAGCAATGGTTACTGATACAATTAGTGAAAGAACTGGTAATGCTGGTGTAACTGTTGATGGTGTTGTAATGAAAGACGGCGTTGTAACTGGCGATTTAACTGGTGATGTAACTGGTGATGTAACTGGTAACTTAACAGGTAACTCTGCTGGTGTTCACACTGGTAATGTAACTGGTAATGTAACTGGTGATTTAACTGGTAACGTTGCAGGTAACGTAACTTCAACTGGAACTTCAACGTTTGCAACAGTTGACGTTAATGGCGGTGCAGTAGACGGAACAGTAATTGGTGCTAACACATCAGCGGCTGGTACTTTCTCAACAATGACTTCAGCATCTGTGGCTATCACTGGCGGTACTATTTCAGGAACTGCTATTGACTTGTCAGGACAAACTTTGACATTGACTGCGGATTCAGTATCTGGTGATTCAGTTCACGGCGGAACAATTTCTAACTTCGCTTCAACTGGTATTGATGATAACGCAACATCAACAGCATTGACAATCGATTCAAGTCAAAATGCTACATTTG